CTTCAGTGGCACCTGTGAGAATCAGTTTTAAGGCGCGTTGTTGTGTAACGTCAGCAATTCGTAACCAACACGCAGAGCTCGCTCTTGTCAGTGGTGTCGTGAAATCTTCAGGGTTCAAAAACTCTAAATCCTCCAAGACATAAGGCTTCCAGATGTCATAGGACCCCGTTTTAAGGGGGCCCAGATATTTCTCAGTTAAGCTCGCAATGGCGTTGTAGCCAGTGTAGCCAGCCAGTGTCATAGGGACACCACCAGGGTAGTCAGTTTGTGCAATCTGACCACCGTTTTTAAGATCTGAGCCGTCGTATTCATATCGGACATGCAGTCCATCACAAGAAAATTGGTTTCCCCACGAGACGTCATCTGCGTAGGGTAGCAACACAGGCTCCATTCTTCCTATGGTGATACCACCAGCACTCGAAAAAGTCACTTCGCAAGTGCTGATGTATACTGTGCCGGTAGAGCATCGAATCTGTATTCCCATCGGTGCATCTGGCATCACACACGAATATTGACCACCAAGATCAGATCTAGCGGTCGCAAACGTATATGACTTCTGATATTGCGAATCAGAAGAAGCAGCGGCACCTCCAGCCACCCATCCAGTCACTCCTGTCACGGACACGAGACGCATCTCAATGTTCATTCCAGTCGGGAACTTCAAGGCACCGTTCAGGTTAAGATTCACACCCAGTGATGTGGGTACCTCAAGAGGCACCCCAAAACCGAAAGTCCCATCACTCACTTTGAATTTGCGCGCCGGAACGCCCAAACCCGCAGCGAGGTCAGAATACTTCCAGAGGCCAACAATGTTTGTTGTGTCAACATTGTCTAGCTCCATCACATTCGTCTCGAAATTTTCATCAAACGGATTACCGTTTCCAGGCCACAACCCGGTCAACGCACTCATCCCATCGGTTCGGCAACTGAAGTTGACTACTCCGATGGGCGTGAGGGTTTTCCATATGTGTATCGGAAACAGAGCGCTTCGATACTTCTCGTAACCCGCTAAACCCAAACGAGGGTCTTGCGCGTTCAAGCTTGAATCGTAGAACACATCCATCGTGATTATCTCGGGAAAAGGCGAAACCTTTGCAGGCACGCCACGGGGCATAATTTTGAGATTCGAACTGTCAAGAATCAACAGCTGTTTAACGAAGCCAAGCAGCTCATCAATCTGACCACGGTCCATCATTTTTGACAGCCATGCTATGTCGTTTTTCTGAGATGCTGCGAATTGTTTGCGGATTCCGAAAGGTGCAGGAGGCAACTTTTTCAAGTCGCCAACACCAGGAATACGCTGTCTTGCAACAGCATTGCGTCGTGCAGCCGGAGCGCGCCTAACCACAACAGCCTTTTGGCCAGCGGTTTCAGCCTCTCTGAGTGCACGTGCAGCCGCACGTTTCGCCTTTCGTTTTTCACGCTTACGCGCCTTTTTCGCTTCATTACTTGCTTGCATATTCTTCTTTTTGACGTCCCCTCCAACTTCTTTTTAAATCCAACGTGAGATCCGTCTTCTGGATTTTGCAACGTAGCACACAGGGGAAAAAGAAAAACCCCCGCGCGCTTTTCACATCGCAGGATCAAAGTGTATGGGGACCTCCACCTTCCGTGAACCTTCGAGACCGTGCACAAAGCACTCAATCTCGCGATCAGTCCAGAAAGGCGGCGGTTTCGTCAATAAGCGTCGAGCATCAAGATAGTAGCGTCGAAATCGCTCTCTCCATTTAGTGTGGTATCCTAAGATATAGAGACTGAAGACCTTTCCGTAGAACTCCAGGTCACTCATCTCTTTCACACATGAGTATAGACTCTCAAGCAATTTACGTTTAGAAGGAACATATGTCCAGTGCCCATGTAAGGCGCACTTTCTAAATTTTCCTCCAAGGAATCTGGTTCCATCCAATGAGTCACGGATCTTGAACGCAGCTTCCTTCACAACAAATGAATTTCGAAGATAAACTTGTTTTAGAATTTCGGGGAAGTTTTTATCCGAAGATAAACCTCCAACAAAGTCATCACCATAAAGTTTGATTTCAGAATCAAATTCTGGCTCCTTTGCGAGTGTCTCCGTTTTCGCATCCTCTACCAAAAGTGTATGTCCTAGAGTATTATCTGTACTCGTAGAATCCTGCCCACTCATGTTTCCTTGATTTACCTCCACCAGTTCTCCACTAGGCATAAAAATAAGCGGGAACCCCATCGTCTCATACTTGTATTCGATCCAGAGTTTCCCGTACTCATCCATCATTGACTCCATCCTAAAATCCCTTATCGCTCGACATATCATTTTGTGGAACCTTGCATCCCACTCAGACACGTCGGCCTCAAGAATTTTTGGATAAGCCGCTAGCTTCTCAGCCATGTTGATGTAATCACGCCCGTAGATACTCATCCCGATAGCTGTACTCGTAGAATCCTGCCCACTCATGTTTCCTTGATTTACCTCCACCAGTTCTCCACTAGGCATAAAAATAAGCGGGAACCCCATCGTCTCATACTTGTATTCG